CCGTTCCCCATAGAGGAGAACTTATTCCATCGGGACCAGTCACCGTGCAGACTACCGTAATGAGATCGGCACGCATTCATGAGCGAGACCCATCGAGGAGAAAACAACTCCTCGACGACCCACTCACTGATGCTATCAGACGCCGAAGAGAAGTCAAGAGTCGCAACTTTACCGGTTTTTGAACCGTATAGCGCTAACTCCTGGTTCTTACTTTGATGTCTTAAGTCGACCCCAAAGCGCAAGAGACGCTTCTGCATATAAGAGCCTATCGCGAGTTGAAACCAGATGTTTAAACCTGGTTCGATCGCGATTACCCGGTTTGCAGTCGCATCTTTGGCGACAGTGATGACTCTGTTCCCACGATCTGGAGTGAAATTCTTCTCTCCATCACGGAAGTGGCTAAACCACAACGGATAACATTCCGTCAAGGCTTCCACAGGAAACAGAGCAAGCAACCTACGTGTGATTCCAGTTTCGAACTGGAACTTATTGGTCGAACTGGCGTATCTCCGCGGAATTCTTGTGGAGGCGCCAGAGCCCCAATTTGCCATGCTCAACATCTCTTGATAACTGATCTCGCCTAAAACAGTGGATATTTTCCGAATGACTGCATTATGCAGCCAAACGGTACGGCCCTTAAAAAGAGGGTCGCACTCCAGATGCTTGAAACGCGAGTTGGTAACTCTACAGGAGCGTTCAAATCGATCGAACTTCTCCAGCGCCTTCTTTTCTAGATCGAAGCCTGTTTCTAAGAAATCGGCTTTCGCTAGTAGGATAGTCGCAGCGTAGGCATCTCTTATGCTCTCCGGGGTATTAAACCAGAGAGGGTCGAACTTAAGCTCGGCGATTTGCGCATGCTCACCATAGTGGTAGAGCATGCTCACCGTTTGGGCTCGAGGACAACGAAGAGATTCAAGTAAGCGTTGGATGGCCTCGGTTGTTACTTCCGAGGGTACACGGAACTTCCTTAGGTCCTTTAAAAAGGACTTCTTGTCACGCTTTTCAGAAGACGTAACAGGGTGCATAGTTCCCTCCGAGCCGTTAGTAAACCGGTTCGAAGTTGGTCACTGCGGCAATCAGGGGGCTGGCCGTCAAATCTGACGGTGCAGCGTCCGATGCCGTAATGGTCGCGAGCATGACTGAACGTACCATCGAGAGAAAAGCAAGTCTCTCGGCGGACGTGCCACGATCGCTAAACAGGAACTCGCCGATGAATTGGTCTTGGTAGCCGATAGGCGCAACCGGTACAATACCGGAGGCCGTCGACGCCGTAACCGTTTCGAGATGCGGCACACCCATTTTCATGGACATACGGTAGACGCGGCTCGTCTTTGTAGGCGGGCGCACGCCAAACGTAAACCATGGGAAGCCAAGAGCGATTCCACCACTCCTGTCAACATAACGCTGAACCCCCGGAGCAATAACCCCTTCGGGACTAAACGTTTTGTCAACACCCACTGTGGCACTGGAGGTTAAACCAACAGTACTCAGCAGGGTCGACACGAGCATGGGAACTTTGTTCGCCATGTATATACTCCTTGATTTCAATCAGGATGCCGGCGCAAATCTGAAACCACTTCTAAGAAAAGGCAGCCCGGAGTAACGCCAGACCGTTTAACGCGTGAGTGACCGAGAACGGGTTCTTGAAAGAGGGCACAACAGGATCGGGGAAGCTCCAAAGCTTCGTCCGATTGATCTGAATGTACTCTCTCCAATACCTAGCTCGTATCTCAAACGTGACGGCCGTGGGATTACTTAGCGGAAAGAAGCCTTTATAGTCGTGGTACGCCGAGGTGTACTGTACCGTCGCTTTTGTCACATACCCGTCAAGGAATTCCAACCCATCGAACGCACTAAGCGTCTCAAGGTAGGGGCCTATCGGGAGGAACCAATCGGCGACGAAACTGTACGGAAGCACCTCCCATGCCAGATTAATGGGATTTGTGAAACCCGTCTGTGAGAGGAAAGTTTTCAGAGCAGAGGCGACTCGGTAGCGATACCCTATCTTACAGTAGCTGTATGATGTAATTTCCATCATTCCGGTTTTCTGATAGTGATGGGACATCACGCCTTGTTCAACTTTCTGCTTGTCGACCTTCTTCGCAGACGCTTTGACAGCCCTTATAGCATCTTCGCCAGGATCAGACATAAAGTCTGCCACTGACTTGATGGCACCGTGTATATCAGAGAGCAACGGTTTCCACCCGTATTGGAGTGCCAGCCAATTTTCGGCGACGCTCTTAGCGGGTGAAACGACGCGCCCTAAGTCCAGATCAACACGACTTATGGTCATGTCGGTCCGGAGATCAACGGGTAAAACAGAACGGGAGGATTTCTTCTTCCTTCCGAACTCCCCGCTGACCCGGTAACCCAGGCCTCTCGACGCAGTAGTTGGAGTCATTAATGACTCCGCAGCGGCTTTCAAATGCCCTCGTTTCACGTTGTGGATGCTAGCGACGATACGGTGGATAGAATCACCCACCATTCTTGTCATTTGCCCCACTTGCGCGATATCTTGGGCGAGATTGCCACGTATGCCAATTTCGGCACGTTTAATACTGCGACTCAAAGCGTGACTGTAAGCTGGCCCATCATGGGCCGGGGCTGTCGGGACAGAAAAGAACGTGCTCGAAGGTCGATGTTCACAACCCTCAATCCACGTCGGTTGAGAGGCAGAGATACGATAATCAATGCCAATCGGGTCCTCGGTCTTGATGCGGGTCAGACTATACGGATTAACCGGTAGCCTGCTCTTCTTCGCCGTCCTATAGCCGGGCGTATTTACTGAGCTGAAAGTACGATACCAACGCACAGTAGGG